GGTCTTACCATCTCCACTCTAGAGGCCGGAATCGCCCCTGGGTTCTTTTTAAGTGGTTCACACTTCCACTAAAGCTTAAGCACATAACGCGCCTCATACAGTAGGTATGAACGTGGGGCAGTGACGATTTCAGATAACCTCTGCATATCGCCTTTCGCAATCGCCCTCTCGGCCTCATATTGCGAAGCCACAGAAATACCATACAATGATGAGAACATAACCCTAACCTCATCAGTTGGATGATAATCTGGGACTTGCCATTCATCGGGCATTTTCTCGTGGAATCCATCACAAATAAAACGCGGGTTCACACCACGAGTCAACTTCAAAGCTCGATGAGCTAATGGGGCAACAATTGGACACTGCGGCGTTTCAAATAATGTCGACAAAGCCTTCGCACGCAATAACGAATCCATCATGCCCTCATCAGACGCCAAAAACGAAGAAGTCCAACCAAACTTCTCCATAAACCTAATTGGCTCACGAACAATTTCCCCACTGCTAGTAAACACCATTCCACAAAACGATGCTTCGCAAGGCCTGGGCCGCCTCTCCATTTTAATACTAATGCCCAATTTAGCAAAGTCTTGGGCGTTCAGGTCAACATCTGTGACGGCAAGCTGATCATCACCCTCAACAATACCATCATAATGTTTCAACAAAACATCAATCGTAGGCTTACCTAACTTAATCCAAATTAAAAACAAAGTCAAACATATGTTAGAAAACCCATTACCCAACGATGTATTCATCTCACCCGAACACCGTTTACCTTTACACTTAACGCTGAAACCACGCCCTTTAATATTGTTCCAGCCACAAAGCACACCATGCACCCTATGATAGTCCGCGGGAGACATCATACTCTTATACAACCACATCTCACACGCCTCCATCATCTCCGGATCGAACACGGACTCCCAACCAGAATAATCTGACTCAAAACAATAAAATCCGGTGCCACACAACATGTGGCGAACTCGATCCATCTTCTGCTCAGGGGTAAGGTGTTTAACGAAATATTTGCAATGATACACTATAAGCTCGATCGCCTTAAAAATCGGGCCAAATATAACCTTAACATCATCCACACGGCTCATTATATTACGCGGTGTCTTTTGCCATGAGGCATTGCACTCCGTTTTGCCAAACCCCTTAACCTTGTGACATTTTCTCATAGACGGCAATTGCATATGATTTCCATAATAAACTTTCCTCAGTTGATCCTTACGCGCCATACTATAAGATGTTGATTCAAGCCATTCTTCAAATGGCAATCTACGTGCCTTAACCCCACCAAATAGGTAGGCCACCAACATGCGAGAAAAACCTGGTAACATCTTCATATACTCAGGATCTCGCTTGGGATTGTTCCGCAACAAACGACTCCTATAACCCGCCAACAATGAATTTGGGTCGTTAATGTCCGCAGAAACCGGAACAAACCCAGGTATCCTCAACTTATCAAAGGCCCTAAACATGACCCTACGTGGATACCTAAATCCCCTCGCCCTCAACACAGCCTTACCGTCCTTCTCCAACTCGCACTCAGCCACCTTAATGGGCACTTCACGCACACGATACCCCATAGCGTAAACGTGCCCTGGCCTAATGCTTAATTGACGGGAGGTAGACCGACCTCCCTCTCGTGAAAAAGCGCGTCAATTTGATTCATAGCGCGCACAACGAGAGCAGACCCCATAATCACCTGCCCATGCATTTCATTAGGAATGTTAAGCATGGCCAATCTACTCATCTTCATCGCTGCTGTCAATTGCACATCCCTATCCGCACTACCGGTGAGATAATCCGCAACGACACAATCCACAAGTTCAGGACAATAATATAATTCTGCATCACCCATTGGAGAATTCTTACCAGTCAAAGCATCAGCAGCGTGTTGTCCATAATATTCCACATCACCGTTGACAACACCCCATGCCCACTTCGACATACTGGTGGCTGGCAAATTCAACTTATTCGCACAAGTAGAAATAATGCCAGTGACCGCACCCGCAGTCAAGCCACCAGCCGCAACGGCAGCGGCCAGTTTGCCCCACCAAGGCAACTTCTTAGCCTGGTTAATAGCTGCAGTAGTTGCAATGGTGGCCAAAGCCAATTCCGTTGCCACAGCTGCAGTAGCCAAACAAGTCGCCCTACCACTCGGCTCATAGTGCGCAGAGACCTTATAAATGTGCACAATTACTTTCTCCAATGGCACATCACGATTAGCGACAATACGCACATCAATCTCGGGGACGGTAGTCGTAATATCTTCATTATAAACCCAACTACCACCTATGAGCCCTGTCTGGAGGCCCAAGGCAGCCTCCATCACCGCATGTGACACAGGTGGATGTACAAAATCATCCACCCCATCACACCGATACAAATTCCGTTGTTTAGCATACTTCCTACGTATAACGGCATTCACATCTTCCTCACGCGCGAAATCATCATTCGCGCAAACCACCTTGGCCACTCGTCGCTCAAGTGGCTTTGGTTCATCATGAGCAATGAAGGACGTTCCATCAAGCTGAGCATGCTCATTCATGCACTCCTTGTCCTCAGCATCATACACTTCACTACTCAACGGCTGATAAGGATTTTCATCAGCTAAGTCCAACTTAACATTGGACACCAACGGCTCGTCAAGAGGTGGGAGATCTCCTGACGCGAACAACTCATCATACCTACCTTTGTGCATGAACATCGTCCGACCACCGTCCACGACCTGATCTATCATCTGATCACCACAAGCTGAACACCGGTAAAGGGGGCCAACACCGCCTTGGAACACATTCTGAACAGCACACTTATACTCGTCGTTGAACCGGTAATACCTATACATCATACCCATCCGATGACGACGACACTTAACCCACTGTCCAGTAAACAAGGGCTGGCCTAAAGGCACATCCACAATGCTAGACTCATACTTAGCATTATGATCAAGCCCTGGACCATCTAACCAACGCGACTTCAATTGACCATCTCCTGGTCCATCCCCTTTACTAGCACCACTACCCAACTCACCGATTTCTGATTGAGTAGCATTACCACATTGCATCTTAGGAACCAAACGACCCTTACGCTTAGCTGCACCAGGCATGCGCTTACACACCTTAACAGGGGCCATATCAACACGATTCCTAATCTGCTCCTCACGCCTCAGCATAGCCTGCCGCAGGCGTACCTGCAAGTCACTATTCCTATCATGAAGTGACTCAAGCGCG